CACTAGAATTTAAATCAATTCCAGTTACTGCACCAACAGCACCAGTAACTAACCCACCAACTTTATTAGTAACACCATCACTAATACCAGATACAGTATCCATTATTTGATTTACATTATCTCGTTCTTGTTGTGATGGACCTATACCATTTTTAAATCTACTAGGTGCAGGGCATTTAAATGCATCACATTCAATTAATTTAGTAAGAAGACCAACACCACTCAATGCTTTATTAATCATACTATTAACAGATCCTAAAGCACCACCAAGAACCGATGTCAAACTACCAAGTATGGGAGAAATCATACCCTTAATTCCACTCATAACATTATTCAATAAAGTTCCAAGGAATTGTTCCGCTGCACATAATGGTGCATTAATCATCTTACCAACTAAAGCCTTAAGAAATCCATTTATCGTATTCTTCAATCCCCCAACAATATTCTCAAAAAGACAGTATATATTATCAGAAATACCCTTTAATGCCTCATTAAATCCCTGTTTCAATTCTTCAGGAACAAGACCATTTGTAAAATCATTTACCTTATTCTCCATATCAGAAAATATTTTATCTCTAATTCCACCAGTCATACCAGTCAAAACACCACCCATCTTCTTACCAACCAAATCAATCTCACTCTCCAAATTAATAAGAAGTCCCGTTGCAGTATTAATATAAAAATCACCATAAGCTTCAATACCCATTATCATCTCAGTAAATTCATTCAATGCTGCTGAAATTGAAGCAGTACCATTATCACCTTTACATGAAGGCCGTTCATGAGATTGTTTTAACAATGCAATATTAACTTTATTTGCCGAACTATTACCTGGTCCACCAGGTTCATTAGTAACTGTTTGATTTCCTGACTTGCCACCAGTCCTACCAGCATTCAGAGGCTCTGATACATAAGCTTTATTTTCTTGAGTAACAATATTATTTCCAGTAATATCATTTTCAATTCCAGTAAATAATCCACCAATTCCAGCAACCAAAGTTCCTTGACTAAGAACACTGTTTAATCTATCTCCACCCCAAGGTTTAAACTCCTTATCCATTATCCCTTCATTAGTACCTAAAGTATTACCAGCAATTTCTCCTGTTGGAACCTCTTCTAAATTTGGTTTTGCAGTAGGTATTAATGTATTATTACCCTTAAGTAATGGAGCTCCATCAGTTGCCTTTTTGTGATTATAAAATACTCCAGTTATAACAGGTTTCTGTTCATCAGTTCCATCAATCCAGAATCCAAGGACACTTTCACCACCTTCAAGATAATGGCTATGAATCTTAGCTCCATATCCACTAGCCAACATTGGACTGGCTAATATATGAGCCCAAGGAAGATCATTTTCTGGAACTTGATCATGATACCCAACAACTCTTACCTTTACACGATTATAATATACATCTATATCACCCGTATCTTCACTACGACCAACTTCTGGGTCATTAACAAGCAATGCAGAATCTGCCCAAGTACTTCTATCAGCAACTTGACCTATCCACCATTTAAGACCAGTAGCCCCAAATGTATTTGATCCTTCGAGAATACTAGCCATTATTCATCATAAACTCTACATTCTAGTGCATCTGGATGATTGTCACAATATTGATCTAACTGTTTATCCTGATGTCTTAGATGATAATCATTGATACCAGTCTCAGGTTCATCATCTTTATGATACTCATCATAATATGCATGAGCAGTCTTTAAATCATCTTCTGTGTATTCTAACATACCATGATTAATATGTTCTTTATGATCCTTTGGATCTATATAGACCTCATGGTCTAAATCGTGTGTTTTTTCTGTCATAGTAGATTACCCACTGTAAGGCTATTTAAGCGGTATAACTTTCGGTAAATGCATCATAACCTACACTTAGATCCATAGACCCAGTGGCATTAGATTTTTTACCGTGCCAGTCTCTAGTTAGCCTCATTACCGTTAAACATTCTACCGTACCTCCATCTATAAGGGAATAGGTATGTCTTAAATCCTTAACAATATACTGACCAGATACATAATCATCAGTACCTGAAGAACTCTTAATTATATTGACCTCAATAACATCTCCAGATTCTATTTGAAGATTCATAGGAGTAGTAATCTTAAGACTCTTAGATAATAATGATTGATATCTCATTCGTGACTGAGATACTACTTTATGAGGATTAAACTCTCCATTACCAGTATTATCAATACTACCATCCTTTCTCATAGTTCCATCAGCAACTACCATCACTGTTGGACGAGAAGGTACATTTCTAATATCAAACTCCATACACAAATCATCCTCATCACCTAAACTATCTTGACTATCAGAAACGTTAGTTTCAGATAACATATCATCTCCTCTTTTAGTAGTATAAAGACTATGAAGATTAACATACACCCTATCTTCACCAAATCTAGATGTTCTCATTTGAGATACAACATCATTATCTTTTTCAAATGTAGGATGAAAAATAGAATAATTCTCTGATATAGTTTCTGGATCAATAACCTCATTCTGAATATAAACTAATTTCTCTTTTCCTCCTGTATCCCCAGAATATCGTTCAGTAACTCCTTTAGACATTATAGTATCAATACTCTTGAATCTATATCCAGTTTTAGTTTGCCAAAAAAGAAATCCAGCTCGATGAGTACCACCACCATCTTTACTCATAGATCCAGATAATGCCCGTCTAGCTAGCCAATAGATGGCTCTATATGGTGTCCAATAATTACCATAAAACCCATCAGTATTTGCAGTAGTTTCAATATCACCATCATCTAAATCATACTTAGTAGTTATATTATTCTCAAGAATACTTGTAACATGAACACTTGAATTAATTGTATTATCATACCTCTTAGACAATCTCGACTTTTCGTTCTTTATCAAATCTTCTGAATGTAATACAATTGTAAAAATACTACCAGTAGATGTTGTATCATCCAACCTCATATTAGTTATAATCAAATCCTCAAAAATCAAACTCTCATCCAAACTAGAATGAACTAATTCGATAGTAGCTCGTTCAGTACCATGTAACTTAAGATCTGAGAATATTCCCTCAGTAGCTATAAGTTTTGCTGATACATTAAATGTTGGCGAAAAAATACTCTCAGTAATATCAAAAGCTAAAATACCTTTAATATCTTGACCCATTTCAGCAGTAATACCACTACCACAAGCTGATCGAATAGTAAACTTCTTAAATTGTATATTTTGAAGGTATGCAGCCATTATGTTACTCTAGATGAAAGGTTAGAAATATCAGTATCTGAATCCACAACAACATAAGCTATTGTCGTTTCACTATTTAACAATCCACCACCATTTAAAGTGGTCACATAATCATCATTATTACTTTCAGCACTAGCCATACTAAAACTAGTAGGTCTTATAGAAGAATTACTTGATACTGTTGCAGGTTGAGATAATGCATTATCTAAGTAGTTCTTAATAAATTTAGTCAAACGAGGAAGGCCAAATCTTCGTACTATTTGCATTACAGCAGGTCTTGAGATTTGACCTGCCTTAATCATCCGAACCAAATTAGCAAGTGCAGCTGCATCACCAACAGGAGCAGGACCATCGACAAAAGTAGCTGCAATCATAAGTACCAATTGGACAACTATCGAGGCTGTATTCATCCAATCATTATTTACTTCTCCTTCAATAATCTGTGAAGTACTTGATGATGAAGTACTACTTGATGGTCTTAATACATTTGGTACTGTAAGGTTTGCAGATTCTAATATCTGTATTGCTTGTAAATTTTGTGCGCTGCCTAATACCCATATTTCAGGTGGAAGGTTTTGTTCACCTAGCTGGCCATCCACCAATTCATAGTTAATACGACTAAGGAGTGCCAGTGCAGGAATTTTATTCCATTGCGTCTCAGGAACTTTAATATCAGTACCAGATCTCACTTCATTAGTATCTTCTTGTCTTTGTTTTTCAAGTGCTTCCAAAAGTTGATCAACTTGTCCTGTCAATCGGCCGGACTGTTCTGCAGCTTTAGCAAGTTCTTCAGCTTGAGTAAGACCAGGACTCACCCCAGCTGTAACTCTTTCTGTAACTCCTTCTGTTTGTGGAACTCTTAACCAATTCCATAACTTTGACCAATTCCATGCAGGTTCTTCAACACGAACCTCTTGTTCTTGAGGTAGTGGACCTTTTCCACCTGGAGGTGGAGGTAGTATAGTTGGTGGTAGTTTAGGTAATAATCCAAATGGAAGCATTAGATTATTATCAAGACCTTCACCAGCCATAGCATAAGCTTCTCCAAGTAAACTAGGAATTACTGGTACAACTCGTTTCAATCTAAGTCTAAGATTTAAAATTCTATCTAATTCCTTATTTTTTGATGTATTCCCAGATTTTAACAGATCAACAATAACAGACGTTTTTACTATAGTCTTTGATAAAGAAGTTTTTAATAATGACAATTGTTCATCAGACAATCCTCTATTTTCATCATTCTCATCAAGATTTTGCAAATCCTCAGAATTAAAAGTATTTTTCCACTCCTTAAAGGGATTAGATTCCATTATATTTCACCACCAGCTAGATATCCTTGCCACTCACCAATACCAACAGATTTTGATGGAACCATATTACCAGCATGTGTACTCACTATAGCTTCATCATCAGATTTTGAAGGTGAACTCTTCCTCAAATCCAATAAAATTTCTCTAACTAAAGAATCTGATGGTATCTCTCTATCAATTCTATTAACAACTTCAGTAAAAACCTTGCTGGCCTGAAGAGCCACGTTTTGTAATTGTGTAAAATTACCAGATGATAATATATTCGTGATATTATGAGATTGATCTCCAGTTATTCCCATAAATGACTTCATTATATTTACAGGTGTAGGAATTACAGCACCTTTTTCTGCAGTAATATTAGAATTTAAATCCCCACCACCAGTTACTTCATTACCACTGATACCATCCGTTGCAAAATTATCTAATGGTATAATCTGAACTCCCTGTTTTGTAGGTCTTACAAGTTCAGTACCATGCATTGTGACGTTGACACCTCCTATAGTCATAGGATATCCAGTCTTCGGACCTTTTATAATACCACCTTTCTCCATTTCTTTCTTCTTATCACCACCACCCATATTACCTAATAAAGCAGCAAGTTCTAACCCAACACCTAAAAGGCCCGCATTCTTGAGAGGATTTAATACACCTTTTACATTTTCTTTAAGATCTTTACCAGTTCGTTCAAAGAAATTATGTTTTCTCCTTTCATTCCTTCGACCAGATCTATCTTTACCTCTCTCAGCTATATCTTCTTCCAAATCACCAATTATATCTTTTCTATACTCAGACTCTATAGTTGCACTCTCTAATAATGCATTACGTATAGCATCAATATTTCTATTAATTCTACCAATCTCAACTAAAATACCATCAAATCCAGCAGGAACAGGACCAGCACCTTCTAAAAGAGGGACAACAGGAACAACAGGAGGAATAGACCCACCACTAGCACTGACTAAAGGATCTGGTGTAAAAACATCAGAGGCATCATCACCAGGACTAGAATCAGCTTCACGTCCAAAAAAATTATTAGTATTTACTATCTTATTTGCAGGTTCATTATCTAAATTTTTTACAGGTTCCTTCTTCTTGTCACCAGTCAACATACTGGTGACAACTCCCTTTAATAAATTAACAATAAAATTCATTATCCCAAACCTTGTTGTTGCTGTTGTTTCATTTTCTCAGAATCAAGATAATTCTTTAACAAGTTAACATAAATGTCCCGTTCCCAAGGCATCATGTTCTCAATCTCAGTCAAGCTATATTTATGATATTGCATTAACGAAAATGTCAATTCGTAGTATGACTCAGCACTAAGTTGAGCCATACTTAGGCGAAAAAATTGGATAATCCCTCCAACATAACAGTAGACTTAACTCCCGTATTGGGATTTTCCACTTCAATAGACTTAGTTAACTTAGGCATACTATTAAAGAAATTTTCGACTTCTTTAAATTGTGTAGAATTCAACTGTTCTATAAATGCAATTATTTCTTTCTTAGTACAATCTTTCGCTTCCCAAGCTTCTTCCTCACTAAACACCATATCAATACAAGAAGCAACTATCTCAAAATTACTCTCTGGTTTATTGAGGCTAAAATTTTCATCGATGAATTGTTCCAATGTAGGGTACTTCATCCTTATGGTATAAGTATCATCAATCTTAATATCAGTACTATGACCTTCAGGTTTACTAACTTCTATTTCATCAATATAAATCGTAGATTTAACTTGAGTCTTATTATCATCAGGACACGTTACAAGAAGATCTATACTTTCACCAATAGACCTACCACGAATATTCAAAAATAAATACTCAATATCAAATGTAGGTAATTGATCAACCTTTATTCCTCTAGTTAAAACACAGTTTTTAAGAACATCCTTTATTGCATTGGTCATATCCTTCGTATTACGACCTTCTATAGCAAGAATAAGAATTTTTTCCTCTTTGACAAGAAATGGTCTGTATTTTACCTTCTTCCCATTTGATGGTAAATTCAGTTCAAACGTAGGTGTAACAATAGTTGGTAATGGCATAATATTCCTTCAGTGATTTATTTAGTTGGTTGGTTATAGGACTCCTCCCCAATCATACCAGTTAGGTATAGATGGATCCTTTTCTCCCTTATCTGAATCAGTAGGTACTCCAGATGGAGTAAAAGGAGGATTGCTATAATTACCCGTCCAAGGATCAAATGAATCAGAAAATCCTCTCCTTCCAGATCTATTGAAAGATTGAGTTACATCTTCCATAATATACCTATCATATCTAAAAGTAACATTTAATTTAAGAATAGAACCGTCTCCGTAATTAACAGGTACTGAAGAAATAGAAAGAGGCCATGCTTTATGAAACTTATAAAACAATAAAGAACTCCTTGGTTGTTTCCTTTTTGTATGAAAATCCTTATTAAACTTAACTATACTAACATTACACTTATATTTTTTTGGATAATTTAAAGTCATAACCTGATTATCTCCTCTACTACTATGATGACCATGAAGTGGATTTACTAATTGAGTCCAAGCCTCAAAAAACCTCAATGTTTGATAATCCTTATCAACCATAAAGGTAAAAGTAACATCATCATATATCCTACTATAAGGCATCCTTTCAGTAATACCTTGTCTATCACCTACTTGTTCAACATCAGCAAAAGAAGATCCCGGCAACACAGCATCAGAAACATATAACCCCAAATCCTCATCAATAAATCTATTACCTACTCCTACCGATGCAGCAGCATTATATAAATGCCCATTTGGTTCAATATGTACCTGATATCTATTATCAATGGCTACTGTCTGGAACCTTGATTTAATATCATCTATTGCATATCTTTTTG